AAAACCAAACATCTGTACCATGTTTGTCATAAGTGTTTTGGTATTATATGCCCTATAGTCGTTTGCGCAAAGATCTAAACTTGCAAGTTGCTCACAATCGTTGTAACTAAAAATAAAATGCCCGCCAGGCAGTAACAGATTATAAACTTTTTGTACTTCTGTTTTAATAGGATCTATGGGCCAAAATTCGTAACTATTAATACTTACTGCAAGTCCTAGTTGTCCTTGTGGCAAGTGTAATAAGTTATCGTAAAACATAATACGCTTTTCACTAAAAAAGTTATTGAACTTGCTTTTTACTGCTTCTTTGTCTAAAACATTTCCAGTATATAAGTACAGTGGATCATTTGCTAAAAATGCTCTTGTTAGAAAACCATTACTAGGATTTAATTCAATCGCTGCCCAGCGCCAGTCACTATGGTATCCAATTTCTTTCTTTACAAAATTTACAAAGTTTAAGTCTAAATTTTCTACGCGACGATTCATTAGATCAAAGTCCGGAGCCTGCTCTGCAAATTTATCGTAATCACGCTTTAGTATGAAAAGTTCTTCTTGTCTAAGTAAGTGATTGCTATTTTTATTAATTTTATCGAGCAAGTCATCGTGGTCTTTTTTTAGTTTTAGCATTTCATCTAAAACCTTATTAAGACGATCATAATTCTGTTTATCTTTGAAAAAACGTGATTGATCTTGGTAGTAACTTTGTTGAGTTAGGAGATCGTTTTCTATGTCAAGTTTATATTGTTGATTATCTCGTAGCATACGAGTCAGCAATAACATTTTGTCGATTAGTTTCATTGACGTTCTCCACTAGTATTTATATGCGTATATTATTCAAAAGAGAATAAGTCGTCAAATGTGTTAGCAGTTTGGGTTGCTTCTCCAAGATTCCAATTTAATACACTTAGTAAGTTGTCAATCTTTTGATCAACAATAGTGCCTTCCATCGCCGCATCATCAAACGGCAAGTCTTTGAACCACTGTGGCAAATGTGTTTCGTCTGTGGGATATCCTACACTAGTATAGCCAAGTGGATTTGGTTTGAGTTTACACACAATAGTTTTAGCACCATCCATGATCTGACTGCTATACTTGTCACTGTTCATTGTGCGCAGTGTATTCCAGTTCATAGCCGCTCTGACATGTCCGGGCATGTTTGCTTTACCCAGTCGCTTTTCTTCTGCTGTATACTTGGTCAAGTTGTTTACACGCTTGGGTGTGCCTTTTTCCCAGCCTGGACGATCTTTGAACGCATATTTGAACTCTTTGATCTTGTCCACAATGTAGTCTTTGTCTTTGCCTGTTAGTACATCCAATAGCAGTTCACTCATAAAGTCCTGCATGATCTTTGGCGTATCACTGCGCTTCAAGTCTAGTCCCATTGCTTTAACCTTACCTGGCTTGCCCTCTGTATCCAAACGGAAACCTTCCAAGTCATAGATCAGTGCTGCATAACGCTTTTTAGTAATGTATAGACCTTTAGTAGCAACAATCTCTCTACCACCTTTGATGATCTCGCCATTCTCACGTGGGCAATGAAAAGCACGTTCCATAAACACAGGAAACTCATCGTTAACTCTGTCAGCAATATTGTCATACAGTTGTGTACAAATCTCTTTGCCCCACTCTGCTCTTCCTGCTTCAACTTCTTCTCGCATCATGGGCCAAGCACTAAAGTATACACTGTCAGTATCGCCATACACAATAGCATCACCTACATGATTCTCCTCTCCTGTAAGGAGACCATTAACTGTTTCAGCCATTCGCTTGCTGATGCACCTTCCAGTAAGAGTTGTGGATTGCCCAATACGATGGTCAAAGAAACGACACCCAGGATTAAGAATAGCACCGTATAAACTATTAAGATTAATCTTCTTAACCAACTGTCGCTTATCCCAATATTCAACGGCATCTGCGTCTCCTTCATCTTTAACTTTTTTAAGTTCCTTCTGCATGTCTTTGCGTTCAGCATACCAGCGTTCAAGTAGTCCAGGAACAATGCCTTTGCGTTCATATGTAAAGATAGTACCGTTAGCACTGAGTGTCCATGGTTGATTACTGTCAAACACTAGACGCCATACATCATATGCACTAAGTGTATCTTCATCGCCATTTTCCCAGTCAATGGTAATCTCTGTGCCACGTTCCATGTTCATAACTGCTTGATACTCTCGGCTACCAAACTCGCCTTCCCAAGCATCAGCAAACGATTTCTTTTGTCCCATCAAATCTCTGATGCGACTTTCAGTCATTGTTTGACGCAGTTGTCCTACTACAGTTTCTGGACCCATGTTAAGAGCACGAATCACACTAGGATACAGACTGTTAATGTCAATAGCGCCAATCCAATCATGCAAACCTTTTTTAGGATACGCAACGTAAGCACCTGCCGCTGTTGTTGGCTCGCCATCTCTGTTGCGTCTGTTTGGTACAACCATGCCACGAGCATGTGCATCATTGATAATGGCTTGTTCTGTCACAGCAACCGCACCCATTGTGGTCATCAGCAACACTGTGTTTTCATGTGCCAACACATTAGATAGTTCAATGAAACGCAGTTTCTTATCCAGTTTGTTTAGCAGTGCAGTATCCTGTCTGTTATAGTCAATGAACTTTTCAAAGTCTTGATTGTACAGTTGATCCAGTGTGCCTTCATATGCTACTTTGCGTTCATCTAGTTCATGCTCACCAATGGCATCCAAACTGTAACTGTGACGTTCTTCATAAGTGTATTTGCGATACAGTTGCATGTAGTCCAAGTGTACACGCCCTACTAGATCAAACGTAACACTTTCAGTACCATAACGCTCAAATGTACGCTTCTTGGGCAACTGTCCAAATAAACACCAACGTCTATTATCTTCCTTGCTTAGTACACGAGTAATACGATTCACTGTGTATGGAATATCATAACCTTCACTGTTCCAGCCACTTACAATGTCGGCATCTTCTAACAAGTCGAGAAACACATTCAGCATCTCGCCTTCGTCTGTAAACAAGTATGTGTTGTCAAACTGCTTACAAAGATCTTCTGCTGTTTGCATGGTCATGCCACTTGGCGGAATAGCCAATGTGATTAGTTGATCTGTCCAATCTAAATATAGACTAATTGCAGTGATTGGGTTGAAGGGATCTTCAGGACTACTATATCCCTTGTCTTTGTCAAAGTCAACTTCAATATCGAAAAACGCTGTTTGTAGTTTTGGAGGTTCTGCACCCAAGTAGTTTTCTTCCAAGCAACGGAATATAGGATTGATGTCACTTTCCCATAGACCTTTGCCGCCTTGAATCTTAAGTTCTTTCATAAACTCTTTGCGATTGCGTGTACTAAATCTACTAACAGGCTTGTCATAGATAGTGCGATGTTTGCCGCGCGGATCGTCATAGTAAAACACATAGTTAGCAGGCAATTCACGATACTCGCGTTTGCCATTAATACGTTCTACAACATGAATACGATCATGCTCTCTGTCAAAATATGCGTCTACATAACTCATTATAACAATCCTATTACATATATGAATGTTAACAGAATATTCATCCAAAGTAAACTATTTTCTCGCCACAAATAACCTACCAGTATCCATAGTCCATTTGCTACTATGAATCCCCAGTGATGCCAATATAATTCAGGGACAAAACTTGCTAGACTAGCAGCACCTACTAACCAAGCAGTTGCTAACCATGCTACCCATTGATAAGGTTTACGTTCTACCACCATGATACTGCTACTCCGTATCCAAATACATTTACTAAACTAAAATAAAAAGTGAGCATCATAACCCAAGCCGCGCCACGTCTGTATGCAGCATAACACTGCGTTGTGCTTCCTATAAAGAAAAATGGGTATACAATACTCATGTCCGGATCATAAGCGTTAAAAGCAAGTGTAAGACTAGCACCCACTGTGAAGATAAAACTTATTAACTCAAAGTAAAATGCAGTCTTGTCACTAACAAAACTGTTTATCCAAAACTGTTTGATATTTTGCACTTAGATTTTGCCAACTGTTGCTAGAATATTTTCAAGTTCTGTATATTCATCAGTAACTTTTTCAAACTCTGCTTTGTATGCTGTGCGCACTGCTTTTTTAAGTACAGTAGGTTTAATTTGCATTTCTTCTGCTACTGCTTTAATTGTGTCGTTAAGACCGTTGTTTAGGTCATCTACTTCCTGCATAACTGTCAAACCTTCGTTTACAAGTTGTGTAAGTTTTGCTTTTTCTTCACTTGAGAAAACTCTATCGCTCATGGATAACTCCTTTAGTTTATATTAGTATACTACTTAAATGTTACTGTGTCAAGATGTGAAATCATCTGTTGTGTATTTTCTTTTGTAGGACATTGAGCACATATCCTGTTTGGCTTGCCGAAATTTTTTATAAAGTCCTGTATGTCTTGATTACTAGAAAATGCGCTTATTCCTTTAGGTATGTATTTACGCCAGTGTTCGTAGTTTGGATTGCCAAATCGTTCCAGTGTTTCTGCTAATAAGCCGCTGGTGCTGCACTTGTAGATTATACCTTTGTATAGTAATGGACAAGTTTGTTGTATACAACTTTCAAATGCTTGCACAGGATTATTATTGTGTGGCATCATGTCATTATATGTGCCACAATATGTTTTTAAAAATACGTTAGGTGTTTTTACATGAAAGCGAAAGTTATTTTTGGTTATGTATCTGTCAATACCATATTCATTAATAGGTTTCCAATCATAACTATCAAAAACACGATTGACTACATTCTGTAAACGATCTGGAGTATGCGCTGTAATTTTTAAACTTACATTGCCCAATTCATACATTAGATCAACAATATCCCAATGCTTTTCTAACAATAATCCATTTGTAGTAAATCGAATTTGACTATCCGGCATAAGTTTCCTTACACCTTTTAACCAGTCACATACCTGTGGATTAATTAGTGGTTCACCGCCCATAATACCAAAGTCTGGAATGTCAATGCGCTGTAACCAACTTTCTAGATGTGCTTTGCCTTCTGCCCAGGTAACATATCCACTGTGTTTAATATCACTGTAATTTGTGCAGCCAACACAACTTAGATTGCATGATTGTGTAATCATGGTTTCAACAAAAGGTAATACTGGTTTCATAGATCTATTATACTAGATATGTTGTGTAATTTCAACTGTTAAATCACTAGATCCTTTAATTAATCTGTGATATACTGCTTCTGGAATAAAATATTCTCTACCAGGCACAAGTGCCATTGGCAAGCGATTGTCTAATTGTAAACTCCAGCCCGAACCTTCTAGTACACGAACAGTACGATCTTCTGCATCACGGTGCCAGCAAAGGTCACTGTTGTCTGCGTCTTCTCTAAATGTTCTGTGTTTAATGTTAGGTGCGACTTGGGTTTCCTCGTAGGGTTTTACCACCATTGTCCGCCTTTAACTCCCAACGCCTTGTAACGTGGAGTACGGCAACTCCAGTAACGAGCCGTCATTTTATCGTTTGCTTGTTTACATTTATGGCGTGCTACAAACGAACGCACTGCGCCTCTGTCCTTAGCCTTAACACTAAGTCCAGTTGTATCTCCCCAACTGATCTTCTTTACACGACCAGTCTTTGGATTCTTTACATATACATAAAACTTTTTACTACCGCCACGCTTTGGGCTGTTAAGTTTTACTTTGCGTCCTTGATATTCTGCTTCATCTAATTCTAGTTCTTCCATTGGAACATCTAGTGGCACAAGTTCGCCCTCTACCATGATACATTCGCCGATGTCTGTGTTAAGTAGTTCTTGATCCTGCCAATCCAAGTTTAGTTTATCTGCTACTTCGCGTACCTGTCTGTAAAACTCTGTAAATGCAGGCGAACCTGCACGGAACATGCACTCTGTAAACGGAACATTTTTAGCAACATGCTCACGAATAGCGTTTTGTACATCTTCAAACTGACTTTGTGTTAGTTTTGCTTTAAGAGTTTTGTTTGGATTTAACTGGTATGATAGATCTGTAGTTTTTTTACCACCTCGAGCAGTTGCGTCTGTTTGCTTTATATTCATTCCACCAACACTTGTACCAACTGTTGTAGTATAGCCAGTTTCTTTAGATCCTTTTGCAGAAACATTCACACCTGAGCCTGTTGTGTAATCTATTTTCTGATAACCTGGAGTAGCATCTGGTCTGAATGTTTGTGTTGCTTGTAAGCCACCTATCTTAGGAGTTTGTACACTAAGAGTTCTGCCACTGCGATCTTTTACAATTGTGCCCTGGTCACTCTTAGTTGTTACTCTGTTGTTTCTTTTGTCAACAGTAGTAGTAACACCTTGTGCATTAGTTGTAGTTACTGGCTGTTCTGTAATAAAATCACTTGCTCTCATTAGTTACTCACATTCTTTGCTTTACCACGACGATTTTTATTAGGATCTTCTCTACGCTTGCGTTTAACTGCTCTCGCAATACCCGCCTTTCCATCTTTTTTACCATCGCCATCTGCATCTGCGTTGCGCAATTTTGCTGCTGCACTCTTACTCAAACATTTAGGTTTTGCATCACCTTTGGTATCGCCACACTTACCAATGCGGTTACCTGAACTATCATAAGCATCCCAGCCGCCACCTCCTGCGCCGCCTTGTTTGCCTTTGCCGAACCACGCTTTGAGATCCTCATGTAGTTCGTAGGCTCGCATTATTTTTTACTCTTATTTCCCCAGTTAGCCGCTCCTACTTTGCGACACTGTACTAGTGCACCACTTGCGTATGCACTGGGCCATACTTTATAACGGCTTTTTACTTTGTGATAGCAAGCATCTTTCTCGCCTGCGGCTTCGTCAAATTCTGCTTCTGTAAGTGATTCGCCTACTTTAAACAGGTCTAGTTGCTTGGGTAATTCTATCTTTTTGACTGGAGAATCTTTTTCTGCTTTTTTATCTTGTAGTTTAGCAAGAGCACGGAACATTTGATCATTGCGTAGGCTTGAAATACTTTTGTATTCCTCTAGTTCTTCTTCGGTAATACTTTCATTTGCGTTTGTTAGTGCAGCCATAGCACGTTTCATCATGCCAACATTTAGATCTACACCCACTGTTAGATCAGGATCCATACGTTTTGCTTCTAGTTCACTTTTAGTTAGTGCAGTTAGTTCCATGGCCTGTTGCATTTTGTCGCCTTTGCCCATTTGTATATCACGGATAAGAGCAACAACTTTGTCTTTAATTGCTGTACGTTCAGGTGAAAAGTTCTTTTCAATTACCTTAGCAGCATCTGCAAGTGCTTGGTTTTCTTTAAACTGACTAAAACGCATTATGTTATTCCTCAGGCTGTTCTTCTAGTGCAATACCTAGTGCATCGCTGTGAGCGCGAGTAAGTGCTTCACGAGCAATGTTAAGTGCTTGTGCTACTTCTTCTAATGCTGTAGCATCTCCACCTGCTTCATTAATCTTACGTCCAAGCATGCCGCCTTCTGCAACCATACTGTTAAGCATGTCCATAGTTTCTGACATTTTTGTAAATGCACGGTCAGCATACTCATATTCTGCTGTGCCTTCGTCAATCATAGACTTCATTG